CTGTGGTCGCATATTGTGAGAAGCATTTCGCAAGGGTCGGCGAACTTGCAAGGCAGTTGGATGTACGGTTGTCTATGCATCCTGGTCAGTTTACTGTGCTTGCTAGTGATAACAACGATATAGTAAATAGGAGCATAGAAGAATTTGAATATCACACCGATGTCATCCGCTATATGGGTTACGGCCGACAATTCCAAGACTTTAAGTGCAACGTTCATATCTCAGGCAGAAACGGTCCAGCCGGTATCAAAGCCGCGCTTAAACGCCTCTCACCGGAGGCAAGAAACACTATTACAATCGAAAACGACGAAAACAAGTGGGGCATCGAACACAGCCTTGAACTTGCAGACGATCTCGCTTTGGTGCTAGATGTACATCACCACCTGTGCCGGGAAAACGAATACATACTACCAACCGACGATAGATTTAAACGCATAGTAGATTCTTGGAGAGGTGTACGCCCTGCAATACATTACAGTTATAGTCGTGAAGAATGGGTAGGACATATTGATACCAATACTAAACCTGACTTTCCTACATTATTAGAGCAGGGATACAAGAAAGGTAAACTACGAGCTCATAGCGAGTATTATCCTAACAATGCTACAAATGACTGGGCTCTTAGCTTTTTGCCTTATACAGATATCATGTTAGAATCAAAATGCAAAAATCTAGCAATGATAGAACTGTATAAATATTACAAAGGAAACCAATATGAATTACCTAGCGAAAATGTATGGTCGAAAGAAGCCAACAGCAGAGAGCTCGAGTTCGGATAAGAATCCAAATCGTGTTAGCGGCGGATTAAAAGCACAAGGACAAGATCATCTTGTAATGGTTGCAGAAGACGGCTCTGAAAATAAAGTGCCCACGCAACGATATGTACAAAGCTTAGAAGACCAGTCGAGGAAACAACGAGCAGCAATAACTGTACTTGAACGCAAACTAACTCGTGTTGAAACATCAGTAGAACAACTTAAAGGAATGATAGGGAGAAATCAATGATTAAGAATTGGATTAAAGAAAGACTAGAAGAGCGTACTTCATTAGACGGTGCAGTACTTATTGGCGTAGGACTAGTAATACTAATAGCAGGACCGTTTGCTAAACTAGCAGCATATGCAGCAATCGCATATGGTGCATGGACAATTTGGAAATCAGAATAATTATAATTTACCAATAGGCGTAGAGCTACTAGCAGTCATATTCCATTTCTGTTTCTGTTCTACACCTTTCTTTTGAGCAAATTTCTTACTATCGCAGGTCTTACATACATGAAAGTAGGAATTGCTCAATCTCTTTGGATCCATGCTTCCTCTTGTGCGCTCAAACTCTGCATCACAGTTATCACACCTAAATACACAATGCGTTTGTTCACGCTTATAAGCATGTTCCTTGCCTGTTTTGCTTTTACGCACATGCCGGGTCTGCTTTTTAAATTCTCTTATAAACATAAGTATATTTAACATTAAGATTATAAAACACAACGATAAATACTATCACAAGAAGGATTATTCATGAGTATAGTTACACTAACAGACACAGCAAAAGCACAAATTGATAATATATGTCAAGAAACTGACAGTTATGCAGTCAGTCTTAACTTAAAAGGCGGTGGCTGTGCAGGATTTGAATACGATTGGGCTACTATAGCAACGGAAGCTGATCTAGAAGCAAACGATGTAGTTATTGATTCAGATACAGGTAAATTTGTAGTCGGAGCCACAGCAGTAATGTTCATGATAGGAACAGAAATAAATTACAAAAAAGATATAATGGGTGCAACTTTTGAAGTTAATAACCCTAACGCACAATCAGCGTGTGGTTGCGGTATAAGTGTAAACTTTGACGTAGACAAATTAGCAATCCCAGCAATATAAACGGAGCACAATAATGGCAAAACAAGATGTAAACATTGGTACTGAGGGCAATGACGGCACAGGCGATAGTATTAGAGAATCGTTTCGTAAAGTAAATGAAAACTTCCAAGAGCTGTATGCTGTATTTGGGCAAGGTGGACAAATTGGATTTACTACGCTAGGAGATACGCCGGCAACAATTGAAGCTGGAAAGATTGTTACTACAAACTCAGCAGGAACTGCTATAAATTATAGTACTATCGGTAGTAATAGTGATTTAGGCGGCTCTGCAACTGATAGTATTAATGTTGATGTTACTAGTGTACCTGGCACGATAATATTGACAACTTCTTTTAGTGCGCTAGTTGATGATAATGTTAATCCTACACTAGGAAGTCATTTAAGTGCTGCAAACTTTGGCATTGCAGGAGTTGCAATTACAGATAGTGCTGCAACTGCAATTAACTCTCAACCAGGCAGAAGTACAGCTTATACAATTGACGACTTAGTAATAACTAAGGGATATGCTGACAGAAGATATATTACTAGCGGACTTCCAACTCGTGTAGCAGCAGAACCTACTACAACTACCCAGTATGCTCTAACAATTACAAACTATGTAGACGGTAATTTGTTTATTTCAGGACACGGTTATGACAGTGGTGCAAATGGTACTGCTTTTATATTTAACGCTGAAAATACTGATCCTACAAATTTAGTAAGCGGAACAACCTATCATATTAGGTATGCTACTGCTGATCAGTTATCATTATTTGCTACAGCAGAGCAAGCAAGCACAGAAAGTTCAGTTGAAGCAGCAGCTAATAAAATTACAGTGTCGGGTACTATTGCAGGTACAGACGCTCATTCTATAACAGATGCAGGGTTTGATAGTACATTAACAGGCAATTTCCTAAAAGATGTTGCTATGCCTCGTGATAGTACTGTTCGCAGACAAGGCGATATAATGGAAGGTAATTTATTTTTAAGTGACCATCCAGGTGATTTAGCAGGCGATGGTACTCCAAATGGAGAGACAGATTTACAAGCAGCTACAAAATATTATGTAGACAATACTGCATACTCGAGCCCAGAAGTATTAAATGTTAGTACAATTGGTGACGATACAATGCAAGGGGTGCCAGCAGGTAGAGAAGGAACTTCGCCGACTTATGCATATCGTACAATTAACGCAGCAGCAAAACGAGCAGCTGAATTAATTAAGACTGCACCAGAAGAGCCAGGGCCGTATTTCCAAACACTAACGCACTCAAACTTTGTAACTCCAGCTTTGACAATTAGTCAAGGAGTGGAAAATGCAGTTAACGTAATTACAAGTGCAACTCTAAGATTAAATACTCCATATTTAATATCAGAAGTAACAGGCTACATTAATTTCACTTACCCAGAGTATTCATACAACATTAGTACATGCGAACGAGATTTAGGTCTTATTATTGACAGTTTGAGAATCGACGCAGAACGCGGTAACAATGCAAACTATCTATCAAGAACAGCAGGCGAAAGATACTATTCTAGTGTAAGTGGCAGAATTGCTATTACTTCTCAACTAGAACAAACTAATGATAGCTTTGCATTTCTAAGTAATCTAATTTCTAGTGCAGTTTTGCAGAAGAAACTATACAACGAAAAGTCAATACAAAGTATAGTTGTAAAAACTGGTGACACTCCGTCGTTAGTTACTACTACAACTAATCATGATCTGAAAGACGGAAACATTGTTATATTTGATAGTGTAACCGGAATGACAGAAATTAATAATAAATTTGCATATGTAAAAGTATCAGATTCTAGTAGCTTTGAATTATTTACTGATAAAGAATTAACTGTACTATTAGATAACAGTGCATACACGCCATTTGTGAGCGGAAAAATTGGACTACGGTATCAAGTTAAATATGCACCAGATGAAACGCAAGCACAAGTATGGGACGGTGTGTCAGGTGGCGCAGAGCCAAACGGCGCAACAGCAGTAACAAATAACATTACTCTAATTAGAACTATTATTGCTAATGGAATCGAAGCTGGCGCAGACATTGCTTTTGGTAATAGATACACTTTAGAACTTTCAAATAGCACAGCAGGACAATTAGATCAAACTGATCCTGCTAATACTGATGCTATTCCGGGTAAGGTATTACGGGGCAAACGATCCGGAGCAACTGCTCGAATAATTACATTTACTCAAGATACTAGTTCTACAACATTTTTCATGCAGCCACTCAAGCCAGTGTCTTTTGAGCCCGGTGAAGAAATTGAAGTTGGCAACTTTGTTAAAGCTAAACAAGTTACAATTAGAGTTGAAACAGGTATCTATGAAGAAGATTACCCTATTAAACTAGCTAAAAACGTGTCATTAAAAGGAGATGAATTTAGACGAGTTATTGTAAGACCAAAACGCAGAGTATCACAAAGTTCATATGCAAATACATATTTCTATAGAGATGCAGAGTTTGACGGATTAACACTAACATCAACTGGTACTCCGTTTATTAATCAAACTGGTCAAACTCAGGGATATTTTGGATATCACTATAATAGTGATAATACAAAACCGTTTAATGTTGGTCTTAATGTAAACAACCTTGGCAAGTACGGACCAGCTAGTGAAATTGTTAATAGTAACAAAGAATTTATACAAGATGAAGTAATTTATTTTATTAATAATACTTACCCGTCACTTACATATAACGAAACAAAATGTAGACGTGATACTGGGTTAATTGTTGATGGCATTGTTAAAGATCTTATAGCAGGCGGAAAAGAGTTTGCTTTAGAAAATCAGGGCGAATACTACGCAGGCGCCGTTGCAGGACAAGAAACAGAAACAGCAGCAGCAATTGGACATATTAGTACACTATTAGGATCTTTGTTAATAGGAGTAGCTCCAACTAAAAATGTAGGCACTAATTATGATCCAGACATTAGTGCCGGAGTTGCAGAACCAGATTGGGCAATTGGTGTATCTTATAAGCAAGGTGATTTTGTTAAAAAAGGAGTCTTATATTATAGAGCACTACGAACACATATTTCAGTAGCAGCAGATGAAGATACTAATGTGCTATCACCTACATATCAACAACTTACAAATACATTACAATGGAAAGCAGTTTCTAATAGTGTTGCTATAGTCGGCGAACTTATTGATGTAGTTAGATTTGCATTTAATATAAATTATAATCCGCCATTGCGCAATGATGCACAGGGTATGGATGTGTTTATGATGGACGATGCTACTATTATTCGTAACGTGACTGTGCAAGGCCACGGCGGATTTATGTGTGTACTTGATCCAGAAGGACAAGTATTAACTAAGTCACCTTACATCCAAACTGCATCAAGTTTTTCAAAAGCTGAAAACAAAAAAGCATTCCGAGGCGGTATGTATGTTGATGCGTTTGCTGGTAATATGCCAATGCGTGTTCAAGGCAACTCAGGAAACTATATTGATGCAAATGGCACTGTTGCATTAGATGCATTTACATTATATGTTGAATCACAAGATGTCGGCGGCAATGGTCAAGGTCTTAAATTAAGAATTCCAGAACTACCTGCACCGTTTTACTATCAAGGGCAGCGTTATCAAGTTAACGCTATATCAAACTATGATAGCGGCTTAGGCCGGGCAATTATATATCTTGATCCAGGTAGTAACAGTAGCAATGGTTGGAATTTTGCAGGAACTGATCTTATTGGCACAGGCGGACATGATCAAAACGATTACAATCAAGATATATTCTTACAAAGTGCTGGTAACAGAAGTATACTAGGCAACGACTTTACACAAATCAACGATTTAGCGTATGGCCTTGTAACTAACAACGGTGCGTTCTCTGAGATGGTTAGTATGTTTACATACTACTGTCACGCAGCATACTATGCAAGTAATGGTTCAGAAATTAGATCGCTTAACGGCTCTAACGGTTATGGTAACTTTGGCTTAGTTGCCGAAGGTGCTGATCCAAACGAAATTCCAGATCAAGTTACTACAGCACAAGACATGACGCAGAGTGTCAAAGCATTTACATATGGCGGATATACTAACTTAGAAGAAGATACTAGTATCACATTATACGACTTTAAAACTCCGCCAATGAAAAATGCTTACATCTATATCAATCACGGTGGCGTAGTTGGCGGCCTAAACTACAAAGTAACCAATATTCAAGCATTATCAGATCCAAACATCGACGGAGTATCTGGTGATACTGGCGCTGTTGTAGTTACTGGTATAGAAGCAGCAACATTTACTTCAGGTACCGTAGGTACTAACGGAGTGTACACATTAGTTGATCAAAAATCGACTAATGGCATAGGTACAGGCGCACAGTTTACTGTCACAATTGCAGGTGGTGTAGCTGTATTAACAGCAATTTCAAACATAGGCAGTGGGTATGTAAATGGTAATACTATTGTAGTATCTGGTGCCGATGTCGGTGGCGTAGATGTAACAAATGATTTAACTTTTACTGTAACTACTGTATTCACTAACATTCCGGGAACATTTAGTAATGATGTTTATAGATTAACAATTCAAGAAGCAAGTTCAAACTTAGATTTCTTTCCAAACTTACAAGCTAATGTTGCTCATGGAGATATAATTGAATATAGACATGGTGAAAATTTTATACTCGACGGTGTTGTTACACAAGAAATTGTAACGCGGCCGAGTACTGCTATTAACTTCGACGAAGCTGATACAACTACTTATAGAAGTACAAGCTTTGCAATTACTGATGATCAAAATCAAGCCTTAAGTGCAACAAAGATTAAAGCAACAGTTGATGATGACTTTGCTTATGTAATAGCTACTATTGACTTTGCAAATGTAGGTGTTAATGCACCAGGTGCAGGAACATTAGGTGCTGCGGTGTCAGACACATATCTAGCAGTTAACAAATTAGATAGTGCAAGTGCAACTCGTATAGTACAACAATCAAATGATGCAACTAATCAAACTGTATTAGTTCCTGGAGATGTCGGATATACCGGCGGCATGATTTTTGCATACGGCGGCAGAACACAGCAAGTTATTAATTATGGTCCAATAACATCTGGCGCCATTACTAATGTAACTAGTACAAGTCCAGTAGTAATTACAAGTGCAAATCACAACCTATCAAATGGTGATCAAGTTGAGTTTGACTCCATTGGAGGCACAAGTATTATAAATGGTAATAGTTACTATGTAAGCAATGTAACTACTAACACATTTGCTCTTTATACTGATTCAGGACTAACTTCTGCATTAGACGGTACATTATACCCAGCTTATACAAGTGGCGGCCGTTGGGTTACTACTGATAGTGTGTGGTACATTCAAACTGTATTTGTTGCAGGTACTGATGTTACCGGAGTTTCGTCAACTGGACTTAGATTAGTTCCAACAGCAACAAGAGATATACATTGCGGATTGCCAGCAGGATCTACTGCTGAAATTACAGTTGCTATATCACTACTTAGAGCGACAGGACATGACTTTACTGAAATTGGCACAGGTGGATTTAATACTTCAAACTACCCTAACGTATTGTTAGGTAAACCAATCGGTGGCGCTGCTGCAAAGGCACAAGCATATTCGAGCGCAAACACTGCTACTTCATCGCAAGTTTGGGAAAGACGAAAAGGCAGAGTATTCTTTATTAGTTCAGACAATGACGGCTTCTTTAGAGTTGGTAAGTATTTTGTTGTAGACCAATCAACAGGTAGTATTACTTTTGCGGGAGATGTTGGTATTTCAAGAGCAGCTTCATTAGGCTTTAAAGAAGGTGTTACAATTGAAGAGTTCTCCAATGATGAATTGTTTACTGATTTGTCAGATACAGCAGTGCCTACTGAGAAAGCTGTTGCTAACTACGTAAGTCGTAGACTAGGACATAATGGCAGTGCGCAACTGACCGGAACTAGTAGAACTGCACCAGGTTTTGTGGCACTAGACGGATCTACTCCACTAGAAGCTAACTTAAATGCTAATAGTAAGCAGATTAAAAACTTGCTCGATCCTACTGATGATAATGATGCAGCAACAAAAGATTATGTTGTGCAAGCTACAACAGCATATGACGAACTTGATGATTTAAGAAACATTACAATACATGATGTTGATCCTGCTAATAAAGCAAAACAATTGCTTGTTCCTACTGGCTTACGGAGATTAGTGGTACAACCTGAAACGCCAGGCCTATTTGTAGAAGGTGGAACTATTACTGATGGCACAGCACAAGGTACAGTTGTCGCATTAGAATCGCGATTTGACCAAGTATTGAATCAAAATATTAGAATTATTTCTTACACACTAACAACAGTAGGTGATTTTAGCACAACAGCAAGTCCAATTGATAACGGAGTTGTTGGGTCGCCAGGGTCTACTACAGCAGTAGTATTAGAAAACCCAATAGATGAATTTACTAACGCTGTTGAATCAACTACAAGTGATATCAACATTACTGTATCACGAGATTCAACAAATACACAAGTTAACTTGCAGATTGAATCACAAGCTATTATTAATGCTGATGTAAATGACACAGCGGCAATTGCCCAAAGCAAACTTGCAATGACTGCTGCTACTACTAGAGCAGATGCTACAGGAATTGCACAGGCTGACTTAGGTCTAGCAAGTTTTGATAGTGGCGACTTTACTATAACAGATGGCTGGGTTACACTAAAGGCAAATGATGTTGATTTTGCAGATTTGCCAACACTAGCAACTGATACTGTTATTGGTAGAAGTGCAACTGGAGCAGGTAATTCTAGCGCAGTAGCATTTAGTACAATAATCGACGAAGGCGGCGGCGTTGCTGATGGTGACTTTACTTCTTTAGCAGCAACAAACGGCAGTGCAATGATTAAAACAGCAGCAGGCGTTTACGGAACTACTCCAGTTGCAATAGATAGTACTAATAACTCAATTGCTAAACGAACTGCTTCTGGATCACTACAGGCAGCTTCACTAATTATCGGCGGTAATAGCTCATATGAAATATTAGCTGAAACATCAGGTACACTATCATTTAAGACACCTGGCCAAGGTACAATCTTAACAGCAAGCGGAGCAAGTAAGCCACAAATAAACACAGGCGGTAATATTAAAGTTGGTGACATAGCAGTAGATCCTACTGAAAGTATTTTCCATGCCAACAGTGACTACGGTAGTGTCGGCGGCGCCGGCAGTACAGAAGAAACTAGTGCAATTGCATCACGATGGTTATACACATCATTCATAGAAGCCCCGGGCGAAAAAGACGCTGACAGTACTGGTATTGGGATTGGTAGCGGAACTGGGTTTGCTGCAGGTGGTGCAGACGTTATTACATTTGTTACAGAAGGTGCTGTACAAGGTAAAATAAGCAATGTTGGATTTACAGGGAATGTTGTAGGTAATGTAAATGGTACTGCAAGTAACATTACAAGCCAGGCGAACTCAGCTACAATTACAGCAGCAACAGCAAACACTGCTAATACAATTGTATTACGAAATGCAAGTGGTAACTTTAGTGCTGGTACAATTACTGCTAGCATGTTGACTACTAGTATATCAACTGGTGCATCATCAACAGCAGGTAGTATTACAGGTAACTGGAGTTTAACAACTGGTTCCCGTATGCAGGCAACTTACGCTGACTTAGCTGAGTACTACGAAGGTGATACTGAATATACTGTTGGTACAGTTGTTGTGTTTGGTGGTGACAAAGATGTTACTATTAGTACAGAGCACAAAACAAGACGCATTGCTGGTGTAGTAAGTGATCAAAGTGCATACACAATGAACGCTAATTGTCCGGGCATACAAACACTAGTTGCACTACAAGGTAAAGTTCCAGTAAATGTTATTGGTCCAGTTGCTAAAGGCGATATGCTAGTTGCTAGTTCAATACCGGGGTATGCAGTTGTTGATAACGATCCAAAAGTTGGTAGTGTAATTGGTAAAGCAATTGCAATCAAGACAGATAGCGAACGCGGAACGGTCGAAGCAGTAGTAGGTAGAGTATAAATGAAAAAGCAAATAAATACACTGAGCGAGGACAAAAATGGCAAATAGATATCCACTAATAGTTGATACAACTGACGGAAATAAAATTAAAGAACTTCCAAGCGGAGATGCTCTACAACTTACAGGTAACAGTATTATAGGCGTAACTGATGTTACTGCAAGTGGTACTATTGCTGGCGGAGTACTAAGTGCTGCAAGTATTATGAAGGGCGGCACAGAACTTGCTAGTCTTGCAGTAACAGGTGCCTGGAGTGATGTAGTAGGCAAACCTACGCAGTTAAGTGATTTTAATAATAATTTAAACTTTATAGTGCCTGGAAGTAATATTAGTATATTAACTAATAACGCAGGCTACATATCAACTGTTGCATTTTCTGACTTAACAACAACTCCAACAACACTAGCAGGGTATAATATCACTGATGGTGCAACATCGGTGCAAGGAGCACTAGCAGGAACAGCATTGCAGCCTGGCGCAAATATTAGTACATTGTTTAATAATGCAGGGTATTTAACAGCAGCAGATTTAGCCGGCGGTGCTATTACAATAGATGTTAACAATACAGGCGATTTAGTTGGCAGTGTATTTGCAGACGATTCAACTGTAATGATTGACAGTATATTAGCAGCAGTAAACTTAGACGGAACTATTAGAGGCAATGTTAGTCCTAATGCCAATCAACATAACCTTTGGGACTTAGGTAGTAACGCAGTACGATTTAAAGATGCGTACTTTGCAGGAAATCTCAATGTAGATGGTACTATTAGTGCATCCACTGGAGATTTGGAGATTCAAGCGCCAGCAAATATTGCATTATATCCAACAGACAATATTTGGATTAGTCAAGGAACTAAATTAATATTTGAAGGCACAGACCCGGATGACTTTGAAGTTAAAGTACAGGCAACTGTAGTAACCGCAGATAGAGATATTATTTTACCTGACGCGGGCGGAACATTTGCTGTAAGTGCAACAGCACCAGTTACATTATCAGCAACAGGAGACATCGGCGTTGATTCAACAGTTGTAGTTACAACAGTACAACAACTATCAGGCCCTGGCGCAATTGATGTAATATCACTTATAACTGAAATTACAACAACTGGTACGGATGCATACACATTGGCCGATGGTGTACTAGGACAAATAAAAATAATATTAGCAATAGATGTCAGCGGCGGCACCGGAACAGTCATTCCAACTACTGTGCAAGGTGGTACAACATTAACATTTGATGCAGTTGGCGAGTCAATAACATTAATTTATACATCACTTGGCTGGATGAGAACAGCAGGCGCTGCTGGCGTATTAGGATAATAACTTAGGAAAGTAAAATGGCAATAACTAGAATAAATGTAGGCAACATAGCAAACGACGGAACAGGTGATGACCTAAGACAAGCGTTTGTAAAAGTTAACAATAATTTTGACGAACTTGATTTAAGAGTTGTGGCGCAGAATACTGCAACTAACTTAGGTACAGGTACAGGAATATTTTATACTAAGCAAGGTTCTGAACTTAGCTTTAAAAGCTTAGTAGCAGGGGACAATATGTCACTTGCTACCGACGGGACAAGTATTACTATTACAAATAATGGTAGTATTACTGTTAGGACAGATGGCGATACGCTTAGTCTATCTGGCGCAGGTAGACAGTTTGGCGTTAATGGCGGGCAGAACATTACTACATCGTTATCTGGAAATAATATTAATGTAGCACTTGATACAACTGACCTAGTTTCGCTAGATACTAATCCGGCACTAGGTGCTGCACTTGATGCTAATACATTTAATATTAATAATATAGGATCACTATTTGCAACAACAATAACAGCTGGTATGTACTATGGTCCACTTACAGGAAGAGTTGACGGAGTTAACGTTGGTGAACTTAATGAAATTGTTACTAGTGCAGATTATGGGCTGCTATCAGATAATATAACTTCGAGTATAGATTTATTATTTAGGGCCACCACAATTGATTATGGTTCAATTACTGCACCTAGCAGTTTAAAATCAGACTACGGTTCGATATAAATTTTCGATAAATATGCTATATAGGGAATAGATATGGCAAACTTTTGGACAAGCAATAACGGTGATAGCCTTGGTACTCTGCAAGAACAGGTTACAGTCGCACCAATAACATTACCACTTTTAGAACCAACTGCATCTGTTAAATTAATAAGCGGTAGTTTTCCAAGTGGATTGCGGTTAATAAACAATACAATTGCCGGAACACCGATTGAAGTTTCACGAGAGACAATTAGTACATTTGTACTTAGGGCAACACTAAATTCGCAAATCAGTGACAAAACTTTTAAAATAACAGTACAAGGTGCCGATGAGCCACAATGGCAAACGCCTGCAGATTTATTAGCAGCGGGCAACAACGGAACATACTATGTCTTAGATAGTGCTCCGATTGACTTTCAACTAGAAGTTATCGACACTGACACAGCAGCAGGACAAACACTACAATACTTTATTCCAAGTAATGGTGGAACATTGCCGCCAGGCATAAAGTTGACAACTGATGGTAGACTAGTTGGAGTAGTTGATCCTATTTTAGCAATACAAAAAGCGGTAGGCAGCGGACAATACGATGCTGCTGGTTATGATGCAGGATCTACTTCAGCATACGACTTTAGTGTGCCAAGTTCTAATGGGTTTGATAGTTTCTTTTACGATACAACAATTTATGATCTAAATATACCAACACGCTCACCTAAGAAACTTAATAGGTATTACGAATTTGTAGTTAGTGTAAGTGACGGAGATACTGTATCGAGCCGAACATTTAAATTATACATTGTGGGCGATGACTTCTTTAGATCCGACACTACAATAATGAAAATTAGTAGTGGAGTGTTTAGTGCAGATAACACTCATATTAGAGTTCCTATATGGGTAACTCCTAGAGACTTTGGATACAGACGGGCTAATAATTATGTTACTCTTGTACTTGATATTATAGATGCTAATTCACTATCTGGTGCTGTAAGTTATTACAAAACTTCATTAAATGATGACGGTAGTCAAAGTACATTGCCACCTGGTCTAGAACTTGACACAACTACAGGAGAAATTGCTGGAAGAGTTCCGTATCAACCAGCTGTAACAAAAGAATATAAATTTACAATTGCTGCACAGCGCATAGGGTTTGATGTTGACAGTGTTCAACTAATTGAGTATATGTACGAAGGTGCAAATGCAGGAGTAGCACAAATTAAAGTTAGTAAGTTTGATTTATATTCTGAATATGCAGTTGGCAAGGAATTTACAGTAGCAGGAAATACATATATTGTTACTGGAATTAATACTAGCAGTGTTGATTATGATGTATTAACTTTAAACAAAGCATTACTTACTCGGTTTATCAAAGGTACCAGTATTAACTTTGGTACAATTAAAATTGCAGATACTGAAGAAGCAGTTAGTAAGAAAACATTTGTAATAAAATTACTAGGAGAAGTAGATTCAACTATTGCTTGGATTACTCCAAACAATTTAGGTTCGTTTAGTGCTAATTATATCAGTACACTTAATGTTAGAGCAACTACTACTGTGCCAAATGCTAATTTAATTTATACACAGTCTAGCGGAGTGTTGCCGCCTGGAATAACTCTTTCGCTTACAGGCGAATTAATTGGTAAAGTAAATAGTTTTGGTACTGATACTCAACTAGGGTTAACAGTATTTGATAGTCAGCAAATGCAGTTAGACGGAAACACTACCAAACTTGATCGTACATATACTTTTAAAATTAAAGCACAAGACCAATTTGGTTTCAGTGCAATTGAAAGAACATTTACAATTAGTTTATCAGATCCCGATAACAAGCAATATAGTAATGTATTCTTACAACCAATGCTTTCGCAAACCCAACGAAATTCGTTTATAAATTTTGTAAACAACGCGGAAATATTCTTACCAGAATACTTGTATAGGCCAAACGACCCAAACTTTGGAGCACAACCTAGAATTAAAATTCTTGCGTATTCCGGTATCGAAGCAAAAGCAGTTGAATATTTTGTTTCTGCAGCAGCAAAGAATCACAAAAGGCGTAACCTTAACATTGGTAAAGTTAAAACAGCAGTAGCAATGACTCCGGGAACACGAGATATAGTATATGAAGTAGTTTACCTAGAAGTAATTGATCCAAAACAGTCAACTATGAAAAACAAAAAAGTTGCTAATCAAATTAAAATTAAGAATCCTTCTAAAGTTCTAGTTAACAGTTCGAGGTATACTTCTACTGAAGATACATATCCGGGTCAGTTTTCTGAACTTATTATATCAACTCGTAGTCAAGGCGATCTCAAAATAAAATGGATAGATCGTTTAAATATTAACGGCAGAGACGAAATATATAGTATACCAGTAACTAGTTTATTAGAGACTATTAATAGAGAAGGGTATTCTGTGAGTGTTCCATTTACTCCAGGAGTAATTGAAAGTAACAAATATAGAGCAACTCCTACTAATGTAATCACAATAGATAGTGATGCTTTATCAGTTGACGGTGAAAATGACACAACACGCTACATATCAAATATGACACATATGCGTGATGCTATTAAAGATATAGGCAAAACAGAAAAGAACTTTTTACCACTATGGATGAGATCAGCACAAGAAGATACAGTAACTGAATTAGGATTTGTTAATGCCATTCCGTTATGTTACTGTAAACCAGGTACAGCAAAGATAATTGCAAATACTATTGATTTTCTTAAAATAGACTTTAGTCAATATGAATTAGATATTGATAGATACTTAATAGACAATGCAGAAGGTAATTCGCAAGAACAGTATATACTATTCGCAAATTACGGGGTTAACGCTTAATAAGCATAAATATGATACAGGAGATATAAAACATGGCAAGTACAATTAGTACAATAGGATATGACGCTACTTTCCCAGAAGCAGGAAAAGATAATGACAGTCAAGGATTTCGTACAAATTTTAACATAACTGAATTAGCTTTAGGGACTGCAAAATCGGAAATCACAACACTACAGGAAGACACAGCTAAATTAAATGCAGACAACGACTTTAATGGCAGTGTAATAAGTGAAGCTGAACTTAAAAAGAACACCGAAACTGTTAATGCAAATGGTAACTTAATAGTTTCTGCACCTATTAGTTGGGCAGACGGACATTATCAAACCGTACAAGCAGGAGCAGATATTTCTCTTACTCTTGGAGACTGGCCAGAGAGTGGCGTTATGGGAAGAATTCGTTTACAACTTACTAGTGACGGAACTTCAAGAACGATTACTTGGGCAAGTCAAGGTGGTGGCAGTTTTAAGGGTGCAGGAGCATTTACCGGAACAACTGTAGTAGCTTCACAAACTAATCCGACCATAGTTGACTTTTGGACAATTAACGGCGGTGTTACTGTATTTGCACTAGACCACGGAACATTTGATTAATGTTCAATCCCTTAGTAGATAATTTTAATCAACTATCTGACGCCGAAGTCGAGTCAAAATCTATTGAACTTCAGCGTAAATACTTCATGACACATAATCCTCAAGTACAAGAACAAATATCTGCGGTACTAAATATGTATCAAGCAGAATTGCAGTCTCGTCGAGCTATATCATACCAACGTCAACAAAATGACGAAAAAGGACTTGACAATCTCATCAATGTAAGTTAAAATAAGTATATGCTTATAAAAACAGACGATCTTGGTATCCCACGATTTACAAATAAAGACTTAGTTGATATGATCTATACCGGTCATGTTGACAAATGTCATGTTGTGCTATGTGATCCTAGTGATAACATAGACAAGTTTAATCAAGCAATGCGTGAACAATGTCTACCAGAACTTAAACAGTATATTCCCTTAGATGTAGACGAAAAGACTTTTGACGGTGCGTTACAGAGTGAATGGTTTATGCCAGATGAATATAAAGAACTCAGTGTGTCTGCACATGTTTTAGATCGTTGTACAACTGATGCACAGCGACAGCGAGTAGAAGAAGAACTTACAGCGTTCAATGAACGAGGACTAGTTCCTTTACTACAATATATGATCTATCTTGTAGACTTTATGCGTGAGAATAACATTGTATGGGGCGTAGGTAGAGGATCAAGTGTAGCATCATATGTGCTATACTTAATAGGCGTACACAGAATCGATTCAATCCAGTTTGACCTAGACTGGACCGAGTTCTTGAGATAAGTAAGTATATAACTAATAGGAGGCTATTAACATGGCAATGAAAGAACCTGGGCGCAAAGTCCATAGAAGTGCAAACGGTAAAGCAGTTGATATGGATATGCTTCGCCAAAGAAATGAACTAACTCCGGCAGTAGGCAATGCACGTGTAAATGCACGAGGCGATGAACTAGGTGCTGGTGGGAAAATTGTTCGTAAAAAAGAAGAATTGCTTAAAGATTATTACCAATCTAATCCAGGGGTAAGAGAAGAACAACCTGTAGCAAAAAATCAACCCAGGGCAGACGAAGTAGCTGAGTGGGAAGAAGATGATGACGGAAATTTTGTACAAAAAGGTAACTAATAAATGGCGTTAAACTTAAACACAATTAAAGGCACACCGAGAGCAGTAGGGGATCGAACACTTGTGACAGATATGTTTTTTGGAGAACAAAAAACTAAAGGCGGTCTTATCATTAAAGATGATGATGGCACTACACGAGGAATTTATCCGCGTTGGGCTAAAGTTTATTCTAAAGGTCCACAGAACAAAGAAGTGTTTGAAGTTGGACATTGGATTCTTGTAGAACATGGTCGATGGACTCGCGCAATGACAATAGATACTCCGGAAGGAGAGATCGAGCTTCGTATGGTAGAAACCGATAGTATAATTGGTTACTCGGAAGAAAAGCCGAATGATATTTATATCGGAGCAGAATACTCAGATGGCGAACATGCTACTGTAGATCCAAGTTCATTTGTAAATTCATCAGGAGCGTTAGCACAATGACAAACGTATTTAAAGACATTGAAACATTCGGAACAGCATGTGATCAGCCAGCAAGCCCTGAAAACTACAAAATGTATCTTAGTCTCATTGACGAAGAATACAGTGAACTAGTAGACGCAGTAGACGCAGATGACACGGTAGAACAACTCGATGCTCTAATTGATATCCTAGTCGTTACTGTAGGTGCTATCCGTGCAGCAGGATGGGACGGAGAAGCAGCCTGGAAAGAAGTGATGAACACTAACTTTGCAAAGATTGATGCAGAGACAGGCAAAGTACGCAAGCGTGAAGACGGCAAGGTGTTGAAGCCAGAAGGCTGGAAGGCTCCTGAACTAGCACAGTTTGTTTATTAAGTAAATAATTTAAAAACTACTTGACTCCTTAGTTAGTATATGCTATAATGTATATAATAATTAAGGAGTTTTCTTTTGGCAACACACGGCACAATCGATCTAGAGACTATTGATACTAGTCCAAGCGCAACTGTTCTATCATTGGGCGCAGTTAAATTTAATCCACTTGATGCAAGTGAACCTCATTCAGAACTGTATCTTAAAATTAATATTGATGAACAAGATGCCCTAGGACGCACAGCTAGTGATGACACTATCGAATGGTGGGGTAAACAAGATCCTGCTATTATGGAAGAAGCATTTGATCAAACTGGTGCTGTTAGCGTAGAAGAAGCATTACGACAAATTAGTAAATGGGTTGTAGGTGTTGACACACTATGGGGTCAAGGTTATGGTTTTGATTATACAATATTAGAAGATATGTTCCGTAAAGCTGATATGCACATTCCGTGGAACTTTTGGATTATACGAGACTCAAGAACACTATTTGGATGTTGTCAAAAAGATCCACGAAAAGCAATGCAAAATAATTTGCACAATGCATTAGCAGATGCTTACTTTCAATCAAAAGCAATACAAATTGCATACAACGAATTAGGACTTAAACGATGACAATGAAACCAGAACCTAAAGACCAAGAAATATATTCAAAAGAAATACAAGAATTTCTAGATAAAGGTGGCGAAATTAAAAAAATTGCTCCAGGTGAACGCACAGAAAATCTCGAATTTAAACATAGCTTTTATGGAAAACGAAATAAGAAAGCCGAAGAAGGCAAAGAATGATACGCTGGTATGATTATCCAGCAGCACTTTTAGCGGCAGATATAATAATGACCGCTGCATTTAGTATTCCTTGGATTGGGTTTATTGTTGCATATGCTATGTACGAATACGGTTGGGAAGCATATTGTAACTGGAGGTATAGACAAGAATATGAAAGATAGTCCTATAAACACACTACAACAGTTAATGTGCGTTACAATGGAAGAGTGCGGTGAACTAACACAACGCTGTTCAAAGATGATGCGCAAGTTTAGTACAATCGAAGAATCTACAGAAGAACAGCGTTTAAAACTGCTAGAAGAAGCAGGCGATGTATTGTGCATGATTGAACTAATGGTAGAACATGGCCTCTTGACAGATGACGAGCTGCGTGTTAGAATTAACTATAAACGAAATAAACTAAAGATATGGAGTACATTAATTAAATGAAGCAATTATGGGTAGAGCAATATCGTCCTAACACAATAGATGGATATGTGTTCCGTGACGAAAGTCAGCGAGAGCAAATTAAAGGCTGGATCGATAGTGGAAGTATTCCGCACATTCTACTAAGTGGTAGTGCTGGATTAGGTAAAACTACTATTGCTAAGATTCTTATTAATCAACTAGACGTGCAAGACACTGATGTTATGATTGCTAACGGATCTAAGGAAGCCCGTAAGATTGAATGGGTTGACAAACTTATTACATTCTGTCAAACTATGCCGTTTGGTGACTTTAAGGTTGTGCTTATTGACGAAGCTGATTATATGAACATTAATAGTGTGCAGCCTGCATTGCGCAACTTAATGGAAGACTACAGCCATAGTGTGCGCTTTATTCTAACCTGTAACTATCCCAACAAGATTATGCCAGCCATACACAGTCGCTGTCAGCACATGCACATTGCGAAGATTGATCAGGTAGAGTTTACAGCACGGATGGCAGAGATCCTCATTACAGAAGGTGTACAGTTTGAATTAGACACCTTAGATACATATGTTAAGGCATACTACCCAGACTTGCGTAAATGCATTAACACAGTGCAACTAGAAGCACAAACAGGTACTCTAGTTAGCAAGAACGCAGATGCTAACACAGATGATTATAAATTAAAGATGGTTGACTTGTTTAAGGCAGGTAAGATTACAGAAGCCCGTAAACTTATTTGCTCGCAAGTGTTGCCAGAAGAGATGGACGAAATCTATCGTTGGTTGTATGACAATATCGAGCTGTTCGGAAATGAAGAACAACAAGACTCAGCTGTGCTAATTATTAAACAAGGGCTGGTAGATCATGCGTTGGTAGCAGACCCGGAGATTAACTTGGCAGCAACGCTAATTAGACTAGGGCGACTGTAATGACTTACTTAGTAACTGATGATTGCATTAAATGTAAGCATATGGATTGTGTTGAGGTGTGTCCAGTAGACTGTTTTTACGAAGGTGAAAACTTTTTAGTAATTAATCCTGATGAATGTATTGACTGCGGCGTGTGTGAACCAGAGTGTCCAGTAGATGCAATTTTACCAGACACCGGGTTTGATACTGATGAAGAAGCACAGAAGTGGCATGACATTAATATGAAGTATAGTTTGATTTGGCCTGTAATTACTCAAATGCGTTCTGAAGATGTGCCTTCGGATGCAGCTGAGTGGGCAGGTGTTCCTAATAAGTACGATAGCGGACTTATGAGTGAGACCCCCGGAAAGGGCGATTAAATGATTAAAGCAATACTAGCATGTGACGACTACGGCGGCGTAAGTAAAAATGGCACACTACCTTGGCCGCATAACAGCACAGACCTTAAATGGTTTAAAAGTAATACAGTAAATGATATTGTTGTAATGGGATCTACTACTTGGGAAGATCCTGATATGCCGCGACCGTTGCCTAAGCGTACAAATGTACTTGTAACCACACGCAAAGATGACTATCCAGGCGCGGACATGTATATTAGTGGTGACCTAAACAGTGAAGTAGAACATATTAACTATATTAATGAAGGTGTTACTACTTGGGTTATCGGCGGTCCTAATATTATCGAACAAACACTAGGTGTTATTGACGAGTTCTATCTAAGTCGTATTCCGGGTGCATATGCATGTGATACATTTTTACCATTAAAGAAAATTGAATCACTATTTGAACGGACTTGGACTGAAGAACACGAAGCAGTTACTTTTGAAATTTGGAAGAAACGAAAAACATGAAACAATATTTAGATGCTCTACAATATATTTTAGACAACGGTGAAGATGTAAGCGACCGTACAGGTGTTGGCACTCGTACAGTATTTGGACATCAAATGCGATTTAGCTTACAGGATAGCTTTCCGGCAGTAACTACTAAGCGACTGGCGTGGAAGAGCGTTGTAAGCGAACTACTGTGGTTCTTAGAAGGTGGCACAGACGAACGCAGGCTTGCTGAAATATTGTTTGAAAAAGATCGCAGTGAACTTACAGACAAGAATACTATTTGGACTGCTAATGCCGATGCACAGGGAGTAGCATTAGGCTATCGGAATGATGACGAGCATAAATTCTTAGGACCAGTATACGGATCTCAATGGCGACATTGGGGAGGATTTGATCAAATTGAAACTATTATTGATCAGCTTAAAAATGATCTAGACAGCAGACGCATTATATTAAGTGCGTGGAATGTTGCTGAAGTTCCGGACATGGCACTACCGCCGTGCCATACTATGTCACAATTTAGAGTTATAAATGGTAAACTAAGTTGTCAGCTATACCAACGTAGTGCCGACATGTTCTTAGGGGTTCCGTTTAATATTGCAAGCTATAGTTTACTAACACATGTGTTAGCACAGATTTGTAATCTAGAAGTAGGAGACTTTGTATGGACAGGTGGCGACTGTCATATCTACAGCAATCATATGGACCAAGTTAAAGAACAACTAGAACGTACACCGCGAAAAGGCCCTACATTATTAATGCCCAAGTTTACAACACTCGACGAGCTACTAGCTACTAAGACAAGCGCATACACGCTCTTAGACTATGATCCAATGCTTAGTATTAAAGCACCAATGGCAGTATGATGGGACACGGTTACTACGGTAACAAGTTGCCAGATCAAGAACGCCACGAAGAAAAGTTTGCTTGGTGGCCTACTCGTAGTACTTTTAATAAAAAACGTATATGGTTGACAAAATATCATATTATACATATATTATATGATGATACTGGACGGCCGCCTATCAAAGGATTTAGTTGGCCGTTAATTTATACTAAGAATGAATATCTTTTAGTGTTACTAAAGAGCGAACAGGGACACTAAGCCCCTGTTCTAATTTATAGTTATTCGTCTCCATACACTTGTAGTACTGCTTTAACAGCAGCATGACGCTCGATGTCACCTTGGCCAAATCGAACTACATCTAAGCACGATTGATTGCTATCTTCTAGTAGATTTGTAAAGTCAATTAACCCATTATCTTTTAGTCTATCTGCTTGGTTAAGATCGCCAGTAACAGCCATCATACTACCTTCGCCTAGTCGAGTTAGTAACATTTTCATTTGGTTTGGTGTTGCGTTTTGCATTTCATCTGCTAGAATATATGATTTTTTAAATGTTCTACCACGCATATATGCTAATGGTGATATTTCAATAATACCTTCTGCAATCATTCCTGTAATCTCAGCAGCATTAAAATATTCTTTTAACACATCAAATATAGGTCTCGTCCATGGTGCCATTTTTTCTTCTAATGTACCTGGTAAAAATCCTAAATCCTCATCAACCGAAACTGCGGGTCTCGTAACAATGATTTTATCAATTGTACCTTCTTTGAATAGCTTTACAGCCACTTGAACAGCTAACAACGTTTTGCCTGTACCTGCCGGCCCAATGCCAAAGACTATATCTTTCGTTAGGTCTAACAGTGATAATACATATGATTCTTGATTTCTGTTTCTTGGAAGTATATCTACTTGTTTTTGCTTTTTTTGGAATGGTTTAATATCAACTACATTATCGTAGCCTCGTTTTGAATTACGCTTTTCAGCAGTTTTTCGCTTTGCACCCATTAAGTTTCCTCCTACGGTGAAATGGCGTAAAACAGTATGCTTTTTAGTAAAGCTTCTGCCCTACAAAAGTATTTAGCAAAGGTATTAAATAGATAAAATAGTTTATAACTCTCATTATGCGATAAATAAGTATGTAAAGAAACTTAGGATAACCCATGCAAGATATCTATGACATTGTAAAAAATATTGAAGGCATTTACGACAGTAATACTTCTTTTCAAGTACTAAAAGATTTTGAAAGAGTCTTAGACGAATTGGACATCTACGTCTATGCTAATTGGCAAGATGGAGAGCTAGCCGAAGGGCCAATTATTGATCGGCATTGGGTTACATGTAGTTTTATGTGGGATCGCAATAAGATGCCAGATCCAATGGGTGGCCAGCGTTTACTTGATTATGATTGCAAAGTATTTATGGGTAAGGACTATGTTATTAAACCCCGTAAAATTCGCAAGCCAGAAGATATTCGGCCAGAAAGCAAAAAAGGCAAATTAGATCGGCATGCTATTTGGATTGTTAAAATTCAAATGCCAAAGAAATTAATTGCTGACATATACGGCGGATATAATAAAGTAGAAGAATTAGATAACATTACTGCGCAAGAGACACCACAAGCAGCTGACAATGTAGCGGCAGATCCAATGATGGACCCAGCAGGAGCGGCAGTATAATGGGACTACGGAAAAGTGATTTAAAAGATTTAGTATATCATATTTTTGAAATTGATGAATATGCATCTAAAATGGGTGACGATAAAAATATCATTACACTTAGCTTTACTGTTAATAGCAAGGATCCTGCTGATGATCTAGTTAGATTCTTAGAGGGCGGCTACAGTTTTATTCTTGATGCTGATGTTACAGCAGGCGAGCAAGATGACGGGACCTATAGAGTATTTGTAGAACTCGAAAGAGACAAAGACGGCAATAAAAATATTATGGAAATCATTGACGGAGTTACAAAGCTAGCTGATCTCGAAAATATAAAATTCCGTTATTACAAAGGATTTAAGAGCTTTAATGCTACACTGGATAATTTAGATAGAGAAGTTCCATTAGACCCTGATAACTATGGTATTACTGTATCAGAAAGCAACTTAAACAATTACAAAAATTTCTTTAATAATAGTTTTTTAGATGAGATTGTTATGGAAGATAATATTCTAACTATTAAGAAATCATATGCCGATAACCTAGTATTTGAATTTATAGACTTTGGCGAAACATTAAAAACAGTTAACCGCATTAACGAATCAATGGATGTATTAGATTCCTACCCAGAGATACTATTTCTTACTAAGTATATCGGAGATTACAATATTTGCAAATACGGAGATAAATTTGTATTTGAAAATAAAGAGAGCACTTTAGTACTAAAACGAATCATATTATAAAGGATAAAACATGTCAGCAGAAGATTTTGAATTCGACTTTACCGAAGAAATGGTGATTGAAATGCTTCGTGGAAACGAAGAAGCAGAAGATTGGTACGATGCAATGTGTGAAATACTTCCATTATGGGAGATGAACACACCAGAACGAGTTGCAATGTTTATTGCACAGTGTGGACATGAATCAGCTAACTTTAAAGTACTGTCAGAAAATCTAAACTACAGTGCAAAAGCACTTGATGCCTTGTTTGGCAAATATTTTAAGAGAGCAGGTAGAGATGCACAACCTTATCACAGACAACCTCGTAAAATTGCGAATGTTATTTACGCAAACAGAATGGACAACGGTGATACCGACAGTGGTGATGGCTGGAGATTTAGGGGCGGCGGCATTCTGCAACTTACAGGCCGTTACAACTATACAGAATTCGCAAAAGAAATGGAAATCACCCCAGAAGAAGCAGTAGACTATGTACGCACTAAAAAAGGCGCACTAGACTCAGCATGTTGGTTTTGGGATACAAACAACTTAAACAAGTATTGTGATAGCCGTGACATCAAAGGTGCAACAAAACGCATTAACGGTGGATACATTGGATTAGAAGATCGTAAGAAACATTACGAACATGCAATGGAAGTAATGGGCGGACATTGGGAGCCTGGCAAGATAGTATATGAAACTATTCGTGTAGGCTCAAGAGGACCAACTGTTAAAGCAGTACAAGAAGAATTAGAAATTGGTGCTGATGGTATCTTTGGTAAAGGAACTGAAGCACATATTAAGGCCTGGCAAGAAGAAAATGATCTAACACCAGATGGTATTATGGGTCCAAAAAGTCTTGCTATGATGTTCGGAGAATAATATGGGATTAAAACTAGCATTTGTTTCAGCAGCGATGATGTTAGTCCTGTGTGGCGTTTTTTATTGGTATTATAATGATACACAAGAACGAATTGCAATCTTAAATGCAAATAATGCAAAGTTAGAAACAGCAGTAGCTATAAGTGAAGAGTCTATTTCGACTATGCGCAGAGATGCAGTCCGTAACGCCGAACTAAATGTTCAACTACAACAAGAACTACAAAAGGCAGAAAGCTACGGAGACCAACTTCGTGCTACTCTGCAAAAACACAACTTAACAGCCTTAGCACAAAAGCGGCCAGGGTTGATTGAAAATAGGATGCAAAATGCGACTGATAGCTTATGGAATGATCTCCGCGGCATTACTGACCCTAATGGGGTGCAGCAGCCTGAGGCAGGAACCACAGATAGTAACAGTAACTAATACTGTAAAAACGACTGTACCGATTGTAGCTCGTCCCAAGGGTGCGCAAATCAATGACGTAAAGATCTATGTTGTTACAGCAGAAAACTATGACGAGTTTGTTGAAAAGTTTACAGCAAAGAATGGCGAACTTGCATATATTGCTATCTCAGTTAAGGACTATGAAAACCTTAGTTTAAACTTTGCAGAACTAAAGCGTTTTATTGAACAGCAAAAACAAATCATTGTTTATTACGAAGAAGCTGTTAAGCCAGAAACTCCTCCACTAGATTAATAAATACACATAGTAAAAGAGAGGGTTTACTATGTGGGATTTAATTGAACGACTAACGGGCGATACTTTGTGGATATACACAAGTATACTTGGCGCACTAGCTGGCGCTGCATTTCTAGCTTATTTTAAAGATACAAGAGCAGGGCTTTGGTGCTATGCTAAACTAGATCAATTCTTAGACTTCTTAGTTGTAAGATGGGGATTGACATGGTTCGAGCAGCCAACAGACGCTTGGCGTAAAAAATACCCACATGTAACTAAAAAGATAGATGAGTTAGAATCTCGTCTTGCAAAACTAGAGGGAAATAAAAATGCCAAGAAAAAAGCCAACTGAATTAAAGAGTGCAGCACCGGCGGAAGCTCCAGTAATTGAAACATCAGCTCCTGCACCTGTAAGTACACCAGTAGTAGCAGCAGCAGCACCAGCGCCTGCAGTACAAAATACAGGTTATCATCCTGCAGATATAAACGGTGATGGGCACATTGATGCTGAAGAAAAACAAATGGAACTTGAGTTTAGACGCAAATCTTTAGAAGATCAAGATGCAATGCGTGATGCACAAAGAAGTATGACTTGGTTTGCATTATTTGGATTACTACTATATCCGTTTGCGGTAGTTGTTACATCGTTACTAGGATTAGGTGAAGCCACAAAGACACTAGGATCAATGGCACCAACATACTTTGTTGCTGTTGCTGGTATTGTTGCTGCGTTCTTTGGCGCACAGGCATATAGTAAAAAGAAATAATCATTATGAATAAAACATAATAGTCCATGCGATAAGTAGTTACATGGACTATTATTCTACACTAGGCGTTAATAGAAACGCTTCTTCTCAAGATATTAAACACGCATATCGTAAACTTGCGATGGCAAATCATCCTGATCGCAACGGCGGTGATGATACAAAGTTTAAACAAATTAACGAAGCTTATGAAACACTAAAAGATCCTGCTAAAAAACAGCAGTATGACAATCCCCAACCTAGCTTTAATACAAATAATATGCATCAAAGAGGCCCTCAAGATTTCAATGACATGTTTAATGGGATGTTTGGATTTGGAAATCAAAGAGGTAGACAACAGCGCAATAGAGATGTTATAATAGAGCATACACTGACATTTGAAGAAGTGTTTAGTGGAAAGTCAATAAACTTGCAATATAGATTACAAAGCGGAAGAATAGAAACATTAGATGCTATAGTTCCACCGGGGATTAGGCACAATGATAGTGTTAGATTTGGCGGAATGGGCGATGATAGTATTCCACATATCCAGCGGGGGAACTTAGTTCTTAACATTAAAGTTCGACCACATGCAAAATGGAATAGGGATGGTGATAATATTATTACCAAACATACTGTGTCGGTATTTGATTTAATATTAGGTACTTCAATTAAGGTGGTAACACCAACAGGAAAGAATTTTAGTATAACTGTGCCAAAAGGATCAAAGTCAGGTACTGTGTTTAGTATAACAGGGCAAGGTATTCCTAATGTAAATACAAGACGGGCGGGTAATGCACATATTAAAGTTGAAGCAGTAGTACCGAACATACATGACGAAACAATATTAAACAAATTAAAGGAAATTAAAGATGAAATTGATAAGCTCACCGAATAAGTTCTTAAATATCGTTACAAAGCCATTTGATTTTGATTCAATGGATGCTAAACAAGTGTCGGGAGAGATGTGTCAAGTAATGATGGCAAAGAATGGCATTGGGCTTGCAGCTAATCAAGTAGGTATAGATGCACAAATTTTCGTAATGCGTCCTACACAACATGCAGAAGTAACTAAGCCGTTTGCTGTTATTAATCCTGTTATTCTTGAAGTAAGTGATGATAGCAATTTAAGTAAGGAAGGATGTTTAAGTCATATAGGATTGATATTATCAATCAAACGGCCTAATAAAATAGTTGTAAAATTCCTTGACATCGCGAACAAAGAGTGTATACTAGAGTTAAGTGGAATAGATGCTAGGTGCTTCTTACATGAATATGATCATCTTCAAGGCATAGAATTTACAGACAGAATTTCAAAACTAAAACTAGACATAGCAAAGAAAAAACAAAAGAAATTAATAAAGGAACACACTAATGGTTGAACCAAGTAAAGATTTACAACTAGTATTTGATAAAGCAGTTAAAGACGCTCAAAAGTTGCAACACGAGTATGTTACACTTGAGCACTTACTGTTCGCAATGTTGTGTAGCGAAACATTTTATAATCTAGTTAAAGAGTTTGGTGCTGATCCAGATTACATGAAATCTAATCTAGAGCATCATCTAAAAACTGGTTGCGAAGATCTTATAGTTGATACATCTAAACATAAGCCCAAGAAAACACAAACTGTTGAACGATGTTTAAATCGTGCATTTACACAAACATTGTTTAACGGGCGCAGTCATATTGAACTAAGTGATGTAATGCTTAGTATCATTAGCGAGAAAAAATCCCTCGCGGCATATTATTGCGATCAAGCAGGAATTGACAAAAATAAATTTGCTACTTACCTGAGCAGCGAAGTTGACGCTAACGAAGAAGACGAAGAAATGAGTGGAGCGGCTGCAAAGGCATTGCGGGCATTCACAACTAATCTTAATGACGAAGTTAAAAAGAAATCAATTGATCCTGTGATCGGTCGTGCAGAAGAATTAGATGCTATTGCACTTGCACTTGGTCGTCGTAATAAAAATAATGTATTACTAGTCGGTGACCCAGGCGTTGGTAAAACTGCTATTGCAGAAGGTCTTGCATTTAATATTGAACAGAATACTGTGCCTGAATTCTTAAAGGAATATAATGTTTATAACTTAGACATTGGTGCCATGCTTGCTGGTAGTAAGTATCGAGGAGACTTTGAAGAACGCTTTAAACTTGTTCTAGCTGCCTTAAAGAAAAAAGGCAAAACTATTATGTTCATCGACGAAGCACACATGATTAGTGGCGCAGGCGCAGGTGGTGGAAATAGTGCAAACGATCTTGCTAACATGTTAAAACCGGCATTAAGTAAAGGCAACATTAAAGTAGTTGCATCAACTACATGGGAAGAGTATCGCAAGTACTTTGAAAAAGATCGTGCATTGATGCGTCGATTCCAGCGTGTAACAGTTGACGAACCTAGTGCAGAAGTAACTAAAGATATCCTATTAGGTCTTAAGAAATACTATGAAGATTATCACAAAACTATTATTACCGACGAAGCACTTGACGAGGCAATTAAATTAAGTATTAAATATCAGTCAGATAAGAAATTACCTGACAAAGCAATTGACTTAATTGATCAGGCGTGTTCGCGGTTTAATCTAAAAGAAGTTATAGGTGATAAAATTGTTGATGCAGCAGAAATTCAATACGAGCTTGCTAAAGCAGTTAACTTGCCAGAAGAACAAGTAAGCGAAAAAGAAACTGAGAATCTTGCTAATCTTGAACACAATATTAAAAAGCAAGTTTACGGCCAAGATAAAGCAGTCGAAAGTATCGTTGATAAAATACTTGTTGCACAAGCAGGTCTTAAGGCAGCAGATAAGCCTATTGGTAGCTTTGTGTTTATGGGACCAACAGGTACTGGTAAAACTGAAACAGCAAAAGCACTTGCTAGTAACTTAGGTGTAAAGCTTGTAAGGTTTGATATGAGTGAATATCAAGAAAAGCACAGTGTAAGTAAGCTAATTGGTTCACCTCCGGGATATGTCGGCCACGAAGATAGTGCAGGACAATTAATTGTTAAGTTACAAGAATCGCCAAACTGTGTGCTTCTGCTTGACGAAATTGAAAAGGCTCACCCAGATGTAAGTCAAATCCTACTACAAATTATGGATAATGGTAAGATTACAGGATCGAACGGTAAAGAAGCTGATGCTCGTAATTGTACATTAATTCTTACTACTAACTTAGGCGCTGCTGATTCTGAGAAGAACTCCATCGGCTTTGGCACAGACTTTGAAGATAATTCATATGAGGACAAAGCTCTTAAGAAATTCTTTAGTCCAGAGTTCCGTAATCGCTTAGACGGTGTTGTTACTTTTGCTAAACTTGGTAAGCCGGTAATGTTAAAAATTGTTGGTAAGTTCCTTGTTGAACTTAAAGAATTAGTTAAGGATAAGAATGTTGCAATTAAAGTTACTGACGAAACTCTTGATTATTTAGTGGACAAGGGATTTGATCCTAAGATGGGCGCTCGTCCGTTGCAGCGTGTTATTGATAAAGAAATCAAGATGCCATTGGCTAGAGAGCTGTTATTTGGAAAACTTAAAAATGGCGGAGATTTAACAATTGACATTGTTGATGATGCTATTGTACTAAAGGTAAATGATAATGAAGTCGTTGAACAGACTTGAAACTGTAAAACTATTTTATGATGAATACCCGTACAAGCTAGTTGTAGTAAATGCTCTTGTGCATATTTTTAGAGAAAAGAATCTAAGAATTGCACAAGTAGCACTTACTGCACTACAGCAGCAGTATGATATAGGTGAGCCGCTAAGACAAGGACAATATTCACTTAAGAAGCCAATCGAGCTTAGTACATTTATTGAAGCAAAAAGTTTGTATGCAGAATTTTGCAAGCAAGAAGATTATAAATTACGAGTCTCTGGACCCCGTATGCAAATATATTCACATGATATTTCTTGGCTTAAAATGTTAGGCAATAAATTTAATGGTGCATTAGAATTATGGGAACCTAATAAAGAAAATATTTCTAAACTACATAAAAATATTATATTTGTTGACTATGAAATTAAATATGAATATAAAATTACGTTAGGGTATTCGTGCGATCCAGGTTTAGCAGCATGGATTAGAAACAATCCGGGTAAGGCTAAAGCCGGCGATACTTGTTTAGCGGCAATAGAATCTAACGGCTACATTCGAGGAATGTATTTCTATGTAAGAGATGATAAAATTATACAACTCTTAAGTTTGTTTGTTGGTAAATTAGCTAGGGTCGACAAATTAGTCTACAACACAACTATTGATAAATAGTTGTATGAATAGTAAAACCATCTTATCAGCAAATACGCACCCAGGAGACAGTGCAAATACTGTCATCACTGGGGAGAAATTCAAAGGCGACGGTTACTACGGACGTAGTGACGGCCTCCATACAGTACAAGTAGACCTAGCAGGGTTTATTGGGAAAGTAGCTATGCAAGGAACACTTGCAACTAACCCAGTAGAAGCTGACTGGTTTACTTTAGTTTTAGACTCCGGTAAACAAAGTGTTGACACTACTGGTTTAGTTGCAACCCAAAGTATTACATCTATAGAATATACTAGTGTTACAACTAATACTAAAAACTATAATTTTACTGGAAACTATGTTTGGGTAAGAGCATATGTTAGTAATTGGACTGACGGCACAGTTAACAGTATAAGATTAAATCATTAAGGGCGGCACAGATGGCAAAGCAAACAATTAATTTAGGAACAGGCGAATTAACTGGAGACGGTGAAAGCCTCCGTTCAGCCTTTGATAAAGTTAATGATAACTTTGACGAAATATACGCAAGAGATTTAAACACAGATGCACAAACACTTTCGATAGATGGAAATACTATATCTATAACTGGTGGCAATAGTATTACTATTGCTCCAGCTGTTTCTCTAAACGGTGATGTGACAGGTAGTGTGTTTGGTGATGATAGCACACTACTAGTAGACGGTATAAACAATAAGATTGTTGGTGCAGTAGAAACATCAAGTTTAAGAACAAGCGACAATAATATAGCATTAGGCAATAGTGCAGGCTTTACTAATCAAGGTGCATATGGCATTGCACTTGGATTTGGCGCAGGCGATACTAACCAGGGCATTGCTTCAATCAGCATCGGCTACACGGCAGGTCAAACAACTCAAGGTGGTAGTGCAATAGCAATTGGTCAAAATGCCGGTAACACCACTCAAGGTATTGACGCAGTAGCAATTGGTGTACAGGCCGGTTTAACTACTCAAGGTCAATCCTCGGTAGCAATTGGACAAGAC